CTTATTGCCCACTGTCGACTATAATTTAGCCGACAACCTATACATTGCCCACAGGGCAAATTAAAACCCTTTGCATAGGCAAAGGGCTTATTGAAGGTCACTTTGCCATCTAGCTTAAAAGCTAATAGCGGATTGTAACATGTCATTTTACAATCTAATGCCACCGCGCATTGGCGCTGCCATATTTTTGCGTGAAACCTTCATTGCTTTTTTTGTGAAATCCCTACGTGATTTCTTTCGTGACATCTTCTTCCGATAAGCCATTACATTTTCCTTTCTCGTTCATCTGGTGTCACTCCGCACAGTTACATCAAGTAGGTAACTGTGCGGAGCTCTGAAACCTATTCTTCCGACTGATTTTCGGGAGGAGGGACGTCGGAGGCTTCAGCCGCCGGCGTTGGACTCTCGGCGGGCGCAACTGGGGCTGCTGCTAGCCCCATTTCGATCAGCTTTTCGCTATTTTTTTGGGTCGCTTACAAATGTGTAAAACTCCCCAGCGTCGTTTTTAAATTCACGACGTAATTCCGCTGGTAACTCCATGAAGCTGTCTTTTGCGCTGTTAACCATATCCAGCGCTTCTTTAAATCCAACAGTTTGACTAAAATCACCATATTGCGCTTGACCGCGCTGAACATGGTTTATCAAACCTGTTGAATCATATTTCTTAATAATATTACGCACATCCACTTCTTCTTTAAAGTGTTGTTGCGTCATGCTCTCGCCTACGGGTTCAATAACTACCCTACGGCGCTCGCCATCATACGGCGTTGCGAATTGAACTGCCTTTTTTGTCATACTTTTTCTCCTAATATCCAAAAAGTTTTAAACCAAAATCGGTCAATCCTTCTTGACCTGTTTCTTTTAATAATTCAGCTACCTGGCTGAAAATCTTGCCTAAAGTCTGTCCGGATATTACCAATCCTGTTCGACCTTGACCTTTCATACCTGCTACACCTGGTAAAGCACCTGCACGTTTAAGCTCTACCATTACGTATCTTGCTACGCTTCTATAGGGTTCCTGCAGACCGCTTAAATCGCCGGACATACCAGCTTCTATTGCTTTAAGCGCTTTACTCTCAAAAATATTTTTTGCAGTGTACTGTATCTCTGCCATTGAAACGTTTTCCCGTTCCAACATTGCTAATGTTCTCTTTTCTATTGCATTAACAGTTTGCATTTGTTTAGCGCTTGAAACTTTTTGATAAGCGTCTACACCAGGCTGAATTATATTACCTATATTTGCCATCGCCCCACCTGGGGTCGATGCTCCGCCGACTTTTGCGGCCAATATAGGATTTAAACCTGCCTTTTTCATATCAGCCATTGCACGCTGATATGCAGTGTTTGACATCCTTTGCTGAAACTCCATCTGGTCACGTGCTTGAGCCGCATTGGCTTTATTAGCCATATGCTGGCCAAGTATTGACGCACCACCTGCTATTACTGCACTTACTGGATCCATTAATTACACTCCGTTACATTGAGTCCCAAAGCGTTACTAACGCTACAAACAGCATCAGCCCAATCAGCATAGTTATTTGCAATAAGCCATACGACAGAAGCACCCACCACAACAGGGAGGATAAGGCGCTTAAAAATGCCCAAATAAACAACCAACTTGGCATTCATCCTTACCTCCTAAAAATGGTCGATTAATCCAGGCACACTGTACGTAGGCATTGGCCTTGCACATTTCATATTAAAATGTGCATCCAAAATAATATCTGGTTCGCTTGTTACTGCTACTACTCTATCGACTGGTGGATTTTCTTCGATAAACGATGCATTTAACGCCGGAAGGGAACTGAAATCTTGAGCAAGATGCCAGCTATCGAGTGATTGCGCATAGTTAGAGCGCATCTGACCCGTAATTTGCGAAGGTTTATAACGATATTCTGCAAAACGTTCCTGATATCCAAATACATCATCATCTGCTGTCGTCCCTTGTGCGTAAATTTCCTTATTGAGCACAGCTTGCTCGCCGATGTGGGCGAGGGCAGGCCAATAGAAATCCCACCTATCCCTACGGCTAAATTGCCGTGGGAGCCCTTGCTGATAATTCAAATCAGCAAATACACACGCCATTCCAATAATGACGCTGTGTTCTGTAAATGACTTACTAAATCCATGTCCGCTAAATCCTGTTGTTGCAAACGCACTCATATTACCTTGCGGTGTCGTTGCATCTGTTGAACTTGTCTGCGGAATTGGATTAATATTGATACGATCTTTGCCGCCACCCAGATATTCTGGGCGCTGCAATCGCGCATCTGGCGATACTACGCCAAAATGTGACCGAACTATTTCGGTATATCTTGTGCCGCCTCTTGCGTCACGCTCATACAATCTTTGTATCTGAAACGCTTCGCGCAACTGGTTAATTGTTGCAGCTGTTGCTGTTGACAAATCTGCATATAAATTATCAGTACCTGTATCAGTTTGAGCCGTAACGTATGTGTTACTTAAACTGTGTCTGAATTTAATGCCATTTGCGTAATTATCTGCACCAATGTGCAAATCATCATCATTGTTTCCTGAAAATATAATCGGCGCTGATGTCCCCAGTGGTAACTCCACTGCATCGCCTTTTTGTGGCCAAGGTAAACATGATGTAAAGTAATCATGACGCTTGCCACGTTTTAACAAAACATAATCGGACAATGTGTCCGGTCCATCGTCTTTATCTACAACTACACTGTTTTGTAAATTCTGGTCTCTAAACCATTCATTCCATATCAGGTTATAAGCCCTGCCTGCGAAATTGTTCCAGGTCAGGCTTATCCCTGTTGGTACTCCTAAATAATCGTACAATGAACTATTCGTTACCGTACCGCTAACTTCCGGCACCAGATAACTAGTGCTATCGCCCGGGTTATCTTGCTGACCGCAAAACTTTTCCCAATTGTCCCAAATAAGTCTATATGGGACTGCGAAAAAGAATGTTTCTATATATAAATTATCCATAAACGGGTTAATTGGCGTTGCTAATCTGCCAAAACCCGTCATCCGTACGTTGTACGTGTCGCCCGGCAGGGCTTCGTCAAACAAAATTGGTATTAAATAACCAGCGTCGAACGTTGTTTTTAAACCGTGGTCACGGTTGAACACCGAACGCTGTATTTCTGCTTTTGGTACACGACTAAAATCGTGATTCATTGTTGACGGTAAAACACCTGCTGAGCCACCAAACATTTTTTACTCCACTTTTAGTTTTGCCAATGGAATCAAATCCATTGGATCCATTTCAATTATTCCTGTAGTTGCATCCCAACTACCTAACTTCACCAACTCGTAATCTTCTGCATATCTACTCATTGGATGGTCTTTGTGGTTTTCCACCAAATCCTGGACTTTTCTCAACGCTGTCGCGTCTGTAACATCAACAAATGGCTCCGCATATTCCTGAGCCTTTTTGTCAAAAACTGAATAAATTCCCTTCATTTTTTTACTCCCTTTGGTTGATTGTCCAAACTTTACATAATATACATTATCAGACGGCATTTTAAATATCTCTTATAAGCCGCTGTAATTGCTTTATTTTTACTTCTTCTTCAACCCATAATCTATCCA